CGCACCTCGCTCGCCGTATCGGCACTTAGAATTATGCGGTATTGCCCTAGATTATTTATTGGGTCAAAAGTGTGTTTTTATAATTTCACCGCAATAAAGGGCGGGATTTATAGGCGTAAGCGCAGTGCTCAAATCAGCCAGCTTTTCAACCACAGAATGTCGTTTTGCCTCACGCCCTGCGCTGCTTTTTATCCAGGCGGATCTTATCGCTGATCATTGCGATGAACTCGCTGTTCGTGGGTTTTCCTCTCAGGTTGTGGATGGTATAGCCAAAGTAGCTGTTCAGGGTATCCACATCGCCGCGGTCCCACAAGCCGCACATATCAGGTTAAATTCTCATAACGCAGATCGTACTATTACCGGTCTAAATCTCAAACTTTTTATAACGTATTCGTAGGTTTAGTGCTCAATTATTGATAGGTTTATTATACCACAATTCGCAAATTTTACAACATGTTTCTATTCTAGAATAGAAAAAATAAAAGTCCATGTAATAATTGCGTCAAGCGTTATCTGTGGGTTCCTCAATTTATAAGGGAATATCACCCAACGCAATATTACATGGACCTAAGTTTACTTCTTTTCGCTGTTCAGAGCTTTGTTATACTGCACGGTACTAATCCCCAGAATCACCCCAAGGAATGTATCGATCGCAGTAATCGTGCCAACAATCTGTTCGCCGTAAGGCAGTCCCCATACCTGTGCAATCGCAAAATACAGGGTAGCCAAAGCCGGCAGCAGATACTGAGCAATCCACTTCAGAACATCATAGGTTTTGTTATTCATCATTTTTCATCACTCCTTTCAAGCATGCGGATAGTCGTGCATAGGCAATTGTTCAACCTGTTTCATTGCTTTCTTAGCTGTACCATTTCCTTTGTTTGCCGCATATGGTAGATAAAGATAATCATGCAGATTCTCGTATTCATCTCGCGTAATATAGCCGCGTTTTATAAATTCATCTGCCAAGCTTACAATCCTGTCATGCGCCAATCCCATCAGCAGCTTTGTTTTTGCATCGTTTTTGTCGCGGCGTGACTGTAAATAAGTCCAAAAGCCACTTGATGCCAATACACTGCAAACAATGGTTGCCACCATCTGTACCCACGATTCCATACTTTTTACCTCCCCTTACGCTATTCGATCCAGCTCGTAAGGTATGGACATCCAGGCATTCGCGCCCATTATGGAATAAGCGGTTCTAAATATCACCCATCCATAATCAGCGATTAAATTACAAACCCATTCCTCGGCTTCGATCCAATATTCAGGCCGCACCATTCGGTGAATATCACCCAACAGCCCATAAGAATATAAAGCAGCATGGCCCAACTCGTGGATAAGAACAGTCATAAACTTCTCCCCTTTTAAGCGGCCAGAAATATAAATCACCAAATCAGTTGGGTCTGTTGTCGCCAGGGTAAGTTTTCCGGTTCTATCCACAAGTTGGGTGCTGCCTGGGTTTACGATTATTATTCGCCATAAATATCCATTCATGGTAAACGTCTTCATAAACCGTTTAGACCACCCTGTATTAGGTAGTCATTTCTCCAATTAGGGCTTGCAGGTCGGCTTTCATCTGCTTACGCAGTTCCGGCTCAGCATTCCCCCAAATTTCTCGCATGGTAGCAACACTGTTTGCAATGTGTTCACGCGCGTGTTTTGTCATGTCTTCCTTATCAGTAGCACTGTTGGAATCATGATAGTGTCGTTTCGATTCTTTCCACTCCCGGTAAGGTTTGCCGTAACGGTCAATATCCCCATACCGCTCATCATCAAATCGATTTATATTTGGCGTATAACCCATACGGTATTTTCGTGGGTCAAATTCACCAGATTTCATATCATTCCACCAAGCCGGCATGTTATTATCGGTATTCCAATCGTACATGCTGGGCTCAGATACGTATCCGTAGCGATCATTGCGTTCTTTCATGGCTTTCACTACAGTTTCATAATAACAAGCCTTTGCGATATAATAATCATGCTGAGCAAGGTCCTTGATCATGTCAACAACCTTACCTGCTTCGTCTACATCCGAACTTGGCAAACCAGATGAAATGTGAGGAGCCAATTCGGTGATCAGATTTTCCCGCATTCTGCAAGTATCCTCGCAGCCATATTCTTTTTCACTCATTTCTGCTCCTCCTTTCAACAAGTTCTCCGCACAACAAATAGCGGATTTGCACTGATGATAACATCTTCAGTACCAGTATTCACAACACTTACCCGGTCATAATCGCAGCATCCGTTATACATCGGATAACTGATACTTACCTCGCCAACCGCATTCGCGGTAGCAGGCGTATATGTCATTGCCGTATTTGGTACTACTTCACCGTTCAGGGCCAAGGCCAAGGTCACAGCAGTTCCAGCAGTTGCTCCGGTCACATTCGCTTTAAAATAAATGTCGTAATTCGAACGCCGACACATTTTTACAGACCCGGTTCCCGACCGGTGGCATTCGCTGCATCCAGTTTTGCTTACATTATTAAACAAAACCGAATTACCAGTCGTAACCGTCTGTTCAGCGGTGTTGGTTAATCGCATCATATCGTTTTCCTCCCTTCAAGGAATTATCAAAAATAGGTGGGAGAACACCTTTCAGCACTCTCCCACGTTCCATTTTGATTTACAGCGCTCAACCATTGCAGCAAGTAGGCTGCTGGCAAGGCAGATTACCGGTGCTTCGGAAGGGATTGTCAACGAGATAAGCCGGAACAGCGGAGGGACGTAGCTGAGAAATCAGATACTGATTCTGTGCCTGCTGACTTGTCGCAAGGGTGCACTGATTCAACTGTGTACGCAGCTGGGCAATAATCTCATCCTTATCCGCCATCCGGTTTGCAACCATTTCGTCATGCAATGCTCGATAATTGTTGTTATCATTCTGCATAATTGCCTGTGTCTGGTTGTTGATCGCAGTCGTAATCGCGCAGGTGTCAGTTGCCATGTTATACATGATTTGTGCCTGCCCCTGCTTATTCTGGCAGCAGCAATCTGCAAGCTGGGTCTGCAAGGCATTTGCATTCTGCATAGCTGCAATATTATTCGCATTGATCGCCTGCTGCAAACCAAAGTTGCCCTGCATCATGTTCATCTGGATACCATTAAAACCGGTCTGCATACCGTTGTTCACAGCATAAAAACCGTCACACAGACCGTTCGAAATACCGTCCAGCTTAGAAATTACTGCCTGGGTGTCAAATCCACGCTGAATGTCTGCCTGAGTAGCGGTTGCTTCACGACCGTTATTTCCATAACCGCCGTAACCATAGCCACCAAAACCGCCATACATCGCCATCAGCAGAATCAGAATCCACCAACCGTTATTAAAGCCATTGCCGTCATCATTCTGGCGATTGGTAATTGCCGCAATATCAGCCAGACTCGGACCCATAGTCATACCACCATTAAACATAAAACGTTCCTCCTTCATCAAAAATTGATGTGTAAAAAAATAAATTTCAAACAGCAAAACTTCCAAAGTCATCCCCGCGCGCAAAGGGATTTCTCCATCCATTCAGCCATTTGTTGCAAAAAAATAAGACCTGTCCTATCCGGCGTCACATCATACCGGTGGTTACAGGTCTCTTTTAACATCCTTTTAAAATCTTACCCGGAAATATGGAAAAACTGTTTCGCCATCCGCATTCCCTCTTCTTTACTAATTCCGTAACTTTTCAGGATATTGTTTGCCATTTCTTCCCCACGTTCCGCATCAGCTGTCTGAATCAGAGTGGTGCACTGCTGGATCATCGGGTTATTCGGAAGATTTTGATTCTGACTCATAAAATTCATAGCAAACTGTTTTGCATCAAACATACTAAAGTTCCTCCTTTATTCGATTTTGATTTTATTTATTGGGTTCTGCCGGTTCTTCTTTCGGCAGTTCCTTTTTCTGGTAATTATTTTTGTACGGTTTTCGATAAGGTTTTTCAATCATTCGCTCAATCTTATCGAGCTGTTTTTTCAAATCCTGAATTGTCAGGTTTTCTTCAGCTTTTTCCGTAATTGCATTGGTTTCTTCCGGTACAAATTTACAGGTGCAAATCATACCATTGGAATTCCACCATTTTGCCCAAACACATTTCCAGTCAGCCTGTGGGAACAAACTCACATTTCCATCCATCGGGATATCTTGTGGTGTAATGGCGTTTTCGTTCATCACCATTTTTCCAGGAATCACCGGAACATTTATCTGACCACTGAATGGATTCTGGTATCGGTTCATCTGCGGGTTCATAATGTGTCACTCTCCCTTACCTAGTTCCGCTTGCCCTGATGTAATATTCATCTTTTACGTTACTAATTGTAACAGAATCATAGCTTACACCATCAATTGTAGTCTTTCCAACCACATTGCTTGTAACATCTGTTCCACTTGAACCTCCTCGTTTAACGGTAATGCTAACTGAGGTATATCCTTTGTCTGGTTCATACGCTTGAACGAATGTATCGCCATCCCAAGCGTAGTTAGCATGCACGCTGTCGTCAACACACCCTGTTGTCTGTTTCGTTGAACAACTACTGTATGTTAATTTCATCCAGTGCCACATAGCGCCAGTACCGGTAATTTCAACCTTCCCTGTAATTTTTGGAATATCGATTGTCGCAGAAATATAAGTCCGAACGCCATAAGATCCAGTAGAATACGTTACAACATCATGGGTAATATCGGTTCCGCCCATTTTTACCGTTAATGCCTTTAATTTATAATCCCCGCTCCGAGTAACTGTTGCGGTATAATGAGCATCAGCTTCCACGCTCGTTGCGTTATTCGAGGTCGTACAATTTGTCAAGTTATTTACTACATCATAATTGCTTAACGTATAACCATTTGCGGTAATATAAACATTAAATGTAACACTAGGGATATTGATCTTATTTCCGCTCACGTATTTGTTTGTAACATCAGTTCCGGTAGAACTTCCTTCGTGTACTGTAATTGTAACGGCATTATATCCGCTAGTGGGAGTTACCGTGCATTCGTAGCTAGATCCCCTTTTAATAACACTTGTCGTATTGGATAGGGTTACCCCACGAGTTGTTGCAACAATCTGGAAAGTTTGGTATACATTTACGGTAATTACAACATTATCCGTAACTTTGTTAATCGTAACTTTCTTTCCGCTCAACGCCGTCGATGTAATGTCCCTTCCTCCCATCTTTACAGTTGCCGATTCAAATCCATAATTTGCGTATGAGATTTGAATAGTGGCTGAGTACGATTCACCCGAATTTACAGTAGTAGTCTTACTTGGAATACTGCTTTCACTATAATTTGTCGTGATGGTATATTTTTTCAATTCATTAAATTTCGCAGTCAAAGTAATATTGCTTGTTACCTTATCAGTCTTAAAATTCCATTTTGAATTTCCGTTATACCATCCATCAAATATATATCCGTCTTTGGTTGGGGTGGCCGGTTCACTTGCGTACCCTCCGGCAGCAACGGTCTGGCTGGGAATTCCACTTACCCCGCTAAAACTTACGGTGTAAGTAGTCTCTCGCACACCATTTGCGGTAATCGCAACATTTCCTGTTACTTTGCTGATTGTCACCTTATTACCACTCACAGAGCTTGTTGTAATGTCCGTTCCGCCCATCTTAACAATAAAACTAACAGAAGAATATCCGGAATTTGGCGTATATGTTGCAGTGAACGAATCATTTTTATTCACTGCTGAAATGTTTGATGAACTGGTACAATTTGTGCATGATTGCGTAATACCATACGTTTCTGGTGTACTTCCACCATCAACCAAACTTTCCAACCGTTTTACTTTTGCTTGCAGAGTTCCAATATCATTTTCGTAGCTGGAATAATTTACTCCTGTTGAGCTCGATTCTTTACTTACCCCTCGACGCACTATAATTTCTGTGCACCAAATTCCAAGAGTATTTCCGTCGGAATCATACAAAATCGGCTGGACCAGTGCCATTCCACTTTTAGCGCTAATGTCTTCGATTAACCGGATCGTAACGGTATTGCCACTAATTTCATAAGCTGAACTGCCATCTGGCAACTGCGAATAAACGCCACTTGTTTTGTCTGCTTTTTCATAAGCAATCCGTAAGCTAACACCTGACGGAATTTCATAACTCAATCCGTCAGCGTATAATCGGTAACAAATCGCCCGCGAATTAGCATCTCCCTGCATGCAAGCCCAGGTAGGTGGAACTTCCAGCCGTACAAGATCAACATTAAACGTTTTCGTAACAACCATTTAACCACCCCACTTTCCAACACCAATGATTGCTTCTGTAATTGTCTTTTCCGGCTCACCAACGCCAATTTCGGTATAATACCGTCCAATCGGATTATATACAGTTTTTGTTACTCGCACCTTCTGGTCAGTACCGGTATAAATACTCTTCGCTCTTACCCGATCCCCAAGACGCAATGTTTTTGCTTCTTCACTATCTGGGTCTAACACAACAGTAAAATTGATCGTGTTTTCTACCGCATCTTTTTGCAGTGGTGTCATTACTTTTCGTGCATAAGCATAAAGTTTATCTCCGTCAGGCTTAGAATCAAAAGCATCAGAAGCATCAATAATCATCGGTTTCGAGTAATCATATTTTGTATTGATAACCGCTTCATCCATATGGTCCACATATACTTTTTTGTCATACCCGCTGGTAGAGCTGTCTATCCGCGTACCAACTGTGTCGCTGGTTCCAAGCCAATACCCATCTTTCCAATCACCGGTCAATGGTATCTCTTCGCCAGTCGTTCCGTTGCCTTTATATAGTTTTACGCTGTCGGTGTTCACCTGATCTGTATTCGTGCTGATTGCAACGTTCAGATTTTTGGTTGGTGTAAATGTCAAAACCTGATACCCATAACCAATCGTAGCGATTCGTTCACCCGTTGCCCATTCCGCACCACTATCCAAATCAAGCTGCACCAAAACACTATCCTGTGCATCCCAGCCACCGGTAATCACAGTATATTGCTGCCCAGCAACCAACTGCGGTGTTCCGATCCATTTACCGCTATGATGGTATTTGTACCCATACCAATAAGCAAAACCACCGGTAAAATAATCACTTAATTTTGCTGTATCTTTTACGTCCACAGCATTGCGTCGGTCATCAAATACAAAATCCGTATCACTGCCCATTTGCCGGTAAACAAGCAATTTCTCATTGTCCCAGTCAAATTCGAGTCCGTCATACAAATCCATCAATCCAGTATCGGTATCATACAAGATATTGTATAGGGATTTTGTGAATGTATGCAAAAACTCTTTGCCATCCTGGTAATTACTTAAATCGCTCATTACTTCATAGCTAAAAGCATTTCGCCTGGTTCCTGGTAACGTGCTGGCGGCAATGTTAATCAGCGCCTGTGTCAAGCCGTAAGTTGAACCTTGCAGCCGCTCTACACCGGTCCCTTCAATCGCCAGGGATTCTTTGTCGTAACCAATATGGGTGCATCGTACCGAGACAAGCTCCCCTTCGGCTTTTGATTTTTCTGCAATCCGGAATTTTTGCAGCGTTCCGCCATAATATGGCTCCGCAACAATAATCGACCGGAATTTCAATTCATCAAATAGCTCTCCATTATAAGGGTAATCAAACGTCAACTCGTAAGTTCCACCACGCTTATCCTTATAATTCAACTCTCTCGTTACTCGCACATTAATGGCATCGCTCAATACGCCGTTTGCATTATTGGCTACAAATTCCTTATCGGTATCTCCGTCCAGGTAAATTTTAAGCATCATAGCCGCCACCACCTCGGTATTACTTCCATTTTGCTAATACCCAACTGCTCAGTTCCATCTTTTTCAAATCGGAAACTATTCTCACCCTTTCCAAAAAACGGAAATGTTGTAGCAGTTGTTCTCGTGTTCAGCCACTGTTTTTCGCCATACAACCACTGGTACATTGTTTCTTTTTCGCAGTCAATCTCAATCCAATCGTTGGCAATATCTCGCAACGTAATGTCAAAATCGCTCTGGAGGTTATTTGCCGTCCATTTCAAAATCGCATTACCGCCGCCGGTTGAATAAAGTCGGATAATTGGCTTTGCTGGGTATGGCGTCGGATTATAAAAACGATATTCAATCGCTTCGTTATCCCTTACATCATAGCTAATCGTCTTTTCGCCAATTTTCAGATATCGTTCCGGCTTACAGTCAAATGTCAACGTTGCCCTTGCACCATGGTCTAAAATATTCGTGATATTCCCGGACTCGTTAAACATTGCCATTCGGTAATGCTCCGGATCATAGCTGTCTTCCAGCCGGCAATATCCAGTCCCTGCATGGCAGAAATCGGAAATCCGGTCTGCGAGTTCCCAAAATCTATATTTTTTATCGGCAACAGCCACGTCATAATTTCGCTCAACGTTCCCGAAAGAATCATAAGCGTACGTAACAATATCTCCATTACGTCCGGTAACGTGCGTTTTGCCATAATCTCTTTGGGGCATACTGGTATCTGGGAAATGCTCCACAACAATCCCATAATCGGCGCTGCTCACACCGTTAAAAACAATCACTCCCATTGTGGAGCACTCCTTTCATTTATCCTCTGCTGGTATCTCGTCCAATCTGCCGCACAATCTTGCTTACCGCCTTATTGGCAACAGCTTCCGGGTCCGGATTGGTAATGTCAAACTTGTTATTCATTGTAACCGGCGGGTTATCGCGCAGTGCCTTCAACTCATTCGCTACCTTTTCCAATCCATTTTGATTTTCATTAGCCTTCTTGGCGTCCATACTGGCAGCCGCAGAACTTACATAAGCATAAGCGGTATCAAGCCGCAAACCCGTATTCATTCCGGTCGTCATGCCGTTCAACTGTGCAACACCATTTTTTACAGCATCCAAGTCCACAATTGGGCGGATAATCGGTGTCAGATCAATTCCGTCAAACATCCCTCGGATTCCATAAATACTATTTTGTGCAGCATTTACAGTTTCACTCGCGGTTCGTTTAGCAGCTTCTTTTGCCACTCGCCCATACTTCAGTATGCCTTCTGCCAGTCCTTTATCGGTTTGCATACCAATCCAGGCAAATTTTTTACTGGGGCTGTGTACATCAAGGGTATCACAAGCCGCACGGTATGCTTCCAAAGCAATGTTACTTGCTGCCGTAATAGCATCCATCTTGGCATCTTTCATACCTTTAACAAATCCAGCAATCACATAGCTGCCAGCATTTGCAAAATCGTCATACCGATTACTCATAGCAGTAATCATCTCATCGCAAACACTGCTGATGTATTTGCCAAAGTCTTCTTTACGGCTATTCAAATATTCAATGGCCGCATTCAACATCCCTTCAAAAGCCTGAATCACAACCGTCTGGTCTGTACCAATTTGTGTTGCCATATCTCCAATAATGTTGGTAATCGTCTGCTGTGCAGTCAATGTAACATTAGGCGCTTTATTTGTAATCCCAAGCATCAGCCTGTCAATCATCGTTTCGCCGGTCTTTTGCATGTTGGAATAAAGCAACTCCAGATTGTTGTACATGCTGTCATCAACGCTGAACAAATCTTGCATAGCTTGGCCCATGGTCCAAAGCTGACTTACATTTTTGCCGTCCAACAGGTCAACAATGTCAACAAGTCCTTTTATGCCGTTTATTGCAAACATCAACTTTTTGGGGTCCATGTTACAAATGTTATTATAATATATTTTAAAATTTGCACCAAAATCGGCCAAGTTCTTGCCAAATGTTCCGATGTTGTTATCACCGCTAAACAAACTAACCAATCCGCCAGAATTGGGAATTGCATTTGAAAGTTCAATAATAGTATTTGCCGCAGCACTAGACCCAGCCAAACGGTCTTCAGTAATTCCTTCAATATAACTAGCATATTGAGCAAAATTCTCGCCAAATATCGCCAACTGTGAACCAAAAGTATCAAGATTCTGATTACCAACGAGTGACTGCAAAAAGCCACCACTTCTATTTATAGCATCAGCAAAATCAGTAATGGTCTTTGCCGCCGCACTTGTCGCAGTAACAACCTCCGTATCAATTCCGGCTACGGATTCTGCATAGGTTGCAAAATATCCACCAAAACTCGCTAGCCCTTGCCCGAAGCTATCCAGGTTTTTAGAGCCGAAAAATTCTTGCAGCATTCCTCCGGTAGCTGGTATCTTCGTAGCAAACTCTGCTACAGTGTCCATAGCATCGGTCAGTTTCGTTACCTTATTTACGTCGGTAATGCTCACGCTCTTCATGTTCGTACTAAGGGCATCGAAGCCAAGGCTAATCTGGTTCAAAGCATCTTTAAACCATTCATATCCATTTTGATTGTTCAGCCCGCTCAATGCATTGCCGATCTGAGCCGCTCCCAACGTGGTAACTAAATCGACCAAATTTTTAACGCCATCGATTTTACTGCTGTCCACTTTGTCCAGCATATCAATAAAATTCGCAGAGTTTTTGGCAAAAGCACTCAGGTTTTCACCAATTCGGCCAAATCCATCCGTCAGTCCGGCACTGAAATTACCAATAAAACCACCAATAGCAGAACCAAGATGGTCCATAAAATTGACAAAGCGGTCCATATTGGCCCCATCTTCGTCCACATATTGCAGAACAAAGCCAATACCTTCCATCGCTCCAGCCATAACGGTCATAAACGCGGTCATATTTGCAGCGGCATTAAGAGCACCAGTAAATGGAATATTATTCAGTATTACCATTGCACCACTCATTGCAAGCAATAGCAAACTTAAACTCTCAGCAATCGGTAATAATCGACTGGTATTTTTAATTTTGTCTTGCATAACATAGAGTAAATATCCCAGCGCCGCAACAGCAGCAGTAATCAACACAAGTCCAGCTTTTGATTTTCCCGCAAACTGGCTCATGCCCATCACAATACCAAGGCAAACCATTAGCTTACTCAAAGCATTAGTTGCATTATCCAGCTCTTCAGAATCCATCAAACTCATCGCAAACATTACTGCCGCAATTCCGGCAACAACAACGCCGATAGATAGGATTACTTTCTCACTTCCCTTTGCAAACTGACTCACAGCCATCATGCCACTTAATAGTCCAGTAATAACTGTCAAACAAGCAAGTGCGTTTCCAAGTTTGCTTTGATCGAGCGCAGTCAATATTGCTACTGATCCAGCTACCAAAAGTAAACTGGCACTCATCGCGGCAATACCACCGCCGGCTTTAAGCATATTATCCCCGGCGAATTTACTAAAATACATAAAGGCATCAAACAAACCGCTTACTGCTGCAACAAATGCCGTTCCAATCACAACATCTTCTGGATTCAATTCGCTCAACTGCCGGAATGCTTCCAAAATAACCAATAGACTGGCACTCATCATCAAAATTGCAGCGCCACCTTTACTCGCATTCGGACCAACTTTTCCACTAGCGGCCATTAAACCCGCAAAAGTTCCAAATACAATAACAAAACTTGAAAGATTTTCTTTAATACTTGTTAAATCAAGAGCAGCAATCTCTTCAAACAAACTAATGAAATATTTTAATCCAAAAGAAAGAGCCAAAATGCTTAAAGCTCCGCCAACACTTCCTTTTCCAGCCAAACTTGCTGTAATGGCAAGCGTACCCATTAAAAGCGCTATTTTCTTTATACTATTCGTTAGATCGTCGATATTATATTTTTCCAAACCATTTAAGCTACTTAGCACAATTTTAAGTGCCAACGCAGTTGCAATTAACTGGAGCGCCGTTCCGGTACTTCCTGCACCAATAAATTTATTTATAGAATTTAGTCCAGCCATAAACGCTACTAAAGCCCCAGAAATAGCACCAAGTACAGATATTCGTTTTAATAGGGTTTCACCTTCTAAACCTTCTAAATCTTTTAAGGCTTTAACAATCATTAAAACGGATGCGCTCAAAGCAACAACGGTTAAACCGAACCCTTTCGGATTTGCAATTCTTCCCGTTTTTTCCAAAATTCCCATTGTTGCAATAAGTGCGGTCAATCCAAGAGCCAAACTGCTTAAAGCCGAAACAGATGTAAGTAATTTATTTTGGTCAACAAACGTCAACGCAATCAAACTGCCTGCTAAAATTGCAATAGCGCCAGCGATCTTTAACAGGTTTCCTGCCATTATTTGCTTTTGGTATGCTACAAGCACATTTTTAAATTCCCGCAAAACACCAATAGCAGTATCTTTAACGCTATCAGTTGCCTTACCTACTTTACCAAATACAATGCTCAAGTCGTACAATGTTTTCAGCACACCACCGCTTACCAAAATTCCAATAAATTTAGTAAGCCCAAATTTGCTAATTTTTGTATTTGCGGTGCTAAAAAGTCCGCCTAAAAACTCGTCTGCCGCTTTTTTAGCTTCTTCAAATTTGTTTTTTGCCAGTCCGATCGTGTTATCAATATTTGTTTTAAATCCGGTTAAATTTCCAGTAAATTGTTCCCATTTCTGATTTAAAGTATCAAGGGCCTGTCCGCCGCTAATTTTTAAATTCTCAAACAGCTGAATAATATCGTCAAAAGTAATTCCGTCAGTGCTTGTCAATTTTTCAAAAAATTCTTCTAATGCCGGGCTAAACTCGTCGATCAGCTCTTTTCCAGTTTTTAGCCCTTCCTGGAATATTTCACTTAACTTTTTAAATCCATTTTGAACGGTGGGCAGCTCTTTAAAACTGTTAAACCATTTCTTTCCAGTCTCAACGGCAAGTCTCAGAATATTTCGTACTGCATTAATGCTTTTTTGCAAAACTTGGTGTTCTGTCGCCAAGCTTTTCACCTTGGTAATACCATTTACCAAAAAGCCCGTACCCTTATCAATCACCGCATTCAGTTTAGTATTGGTATTCAGCCACTCCCGCAGCCCAACAATGTGGTTCCCAATATTGCTGGTGTAATCCAACATATTCAGATTCACATCGCCAATCAAAGCGTTCAAGACTTTAAGCCCGCTTTTTGTTAATTTAGTTACCGCATCCTTTACAATACCCAAAACACTGGATAACCCTTTTAGGGTCTGCTTCAATTTATCAGCATTATCATCGCTTAAAACCAGCTTTTCGCTCAGCTTCTCAATTCGCTGCATAAGTTTATAAACTTGGTCGGCGGTAACCGGCGGGAACACATCATCCCAACTTCCCTTTACAATGTCCATCTGCTGCTTTACCATCTGCAACGCATTAGCAGCACTCTGGATCATCAGTTCCCGTCCGCTCGGTCTGTCAAGTTCAGCTATCAACTCGTTTAGCGGCGTTCCGGTCTCTTCAGCCTGCTTTGCCAATTCCTGCAAAGCTTTCGACTGCTCATCAGTAACGCCAACGGCTTTTAACTGCTCTTCAGTCAAGTCTTCAACGGTCAACTTGGTTCCAGCTAAAACTTTATTTACCATTCCCTGGATTTGGGCGTAGTCGTATCCGGCTTCTTCCAGCGCCTTCTTTCGGGCAGCACCGTTTCCGTAGTTGCCTTTAATAACCTTTGTTGCCAAATCGTTAAATTCGGCCAGTTTATCATTTACACTTTCTGTGCTTGTAACAACCTCGCCATTATATTTAGCCAACGTCTCCTTGACCAAATCAACGGTAAGCCATCCTTTTTTTAGTGTTGCCTGAAAGTCTCCCTCCTGGGCAATCATTTCATCAATCGCAACACCGTGTGCTTTTGCGGTTTGGGTTACAGCCTCACGGAACGCATCTCCGCCAATTCCATTTTGAAATAATTTACTCCAGGCCGTTTCATCAATCGATGCCGTATTAGCGGCAAAAACTTCTTCCAAAAAGTTATTTCGGTCTTCCGCTCCGCCAGCAAAAATATCATAAAGATCATTTGCTAAATCGGTCCACATATTCTTGGCTTCTTCATAATTACCAAAAATAATTTCAAACGTATTGGCCCATCCGGTGCTCACTGCATCCTTCACGGAATTAATCGCATCCGTAAACGTCTTTGCTTCCTGTGCTGCCTTAAAAGCTCGCTCACCAAGGTTCATGGTTTCGCCATTTACCTGCTCCATTGCCTGCGCACAGGTCAATCCCTTTTCGGTAGCAACAGTATAAACTTGATCAGCATATTCTCCGTATTTATTTAACGTTTTCAGCAGTACGTCACTTGTAAACCAGGCTTCAGACAAAGTGGAGGCGAAATTCTCAACCGTAACAGCGGTACCATTTGCTGTTTTGCCCTGTGCATTCAATTCGCCAAGAGCTTTTGCGGTCTCAATCGCCGTTTCCTTAAATTCCTTGGTGGCCATGTTAGCATTTTCAACGCTCTTCCAATCCATCAATTTAACAGCGCCAACACCGATCGCCTGGCTCAGGTTATACATGGCACGGCTTGCTTCGTTTACACCCTGTCCGCTAATGGCCGCCCAGTTGGCAATACCCTCCATTGCAGTAACACTGGTATCCAGATCAATGCCCATAGAGGTAAATTTACCGATATTAGCAATCATATCAGTAAAGTTATAGCTGGTCTCATCCGTAAACCAATTTAGCTTCGCCAGCTTCTCACTAACGGAATCAATGCTTTCCCCTGTAGCATTTACAATAGTCTGAACTGAGGTCGTCTTTTGTTCATATTTCCCAAATCCTTCCGCAATCTGGTCCAGGCTCAAAGATTTTACCAGGTTTTCGCCGGTTGTAATCGCCTGGTTGGTAATTCGCTGCAAAGCAGTAATGCCCATAATTTCAAGGGCTGTAAACTTCTGCTGTACAGCCTCAATTCCGCTGGCAACGCCATCCAGGCTAAAATTTTTACCAGCATCACTCAAAGCGGTCAAGTTTTTTGCACTTTCTCGCAAATCCAGGCTTTTGTCCAGTTTATCCAGTGTTTCAATACTTTGTTTTGCTCCGCGTTCAAACTGACCATTGTCAAATTGCATTTCTACAATTCGCTGATCGATACTTGTGCTCATTCCTTCACCACCTCTTGCCATGCCTCATCCGCCATTTTTTCAAACACCGGCCGCAGCGCAGGGTTAATATAATCAATTCCTTGCACATATCCGCCATTTCTTGTTCCATGCCCGTATTGCAGCAGTAAGGCAACACTAACTCCATGGTTCAAGTTTGTATTGTTAAATCCAATCGTATAGCCGGTTTGGGTCTGTTCAATTTCATATTCCCAACTTCCAGCTGTTTTTCCGGTGTCTTTTGGCGTTGCTGCACTCAGGGCATCCACACCCCGTTGTCCATATTTCTTCAAAACGTCCCGGTAATTCCGGCGCACAATTCGTTCCAAGAAGTTTCTTGTCTTTTTCAAATCCCCTCTATGCCGTATTACCACCATTTTGATTTTTCCTCACCGATATTCCGCTTTATATAGTCCCGTACTCACAAGCCCCAGTTCATTTGCCAAATCGTAAAACTTCATCGCATCTCCGCTGCTGACCGGTCCAATCGTCAATAGCTGCATCGTTCGGTTTGCTGTAGGCGCACTTTCTCGTTTCACGCTTACATAACTCCCTAACCGGTTCTTGGGTACCTTGCTGGTAAAATCATCGTCCAACCAATTCAACGGATGGACTCTCTGGCCTTTGTACCGCACTTCAAAGTGCAAATGCGGCCCGTAGCAATTCCCCGTCTGCCCGCTGTAGCCAATCAGGTCTCCCTCTTTTACTTTCTGACCTTTCGTTACCACAATTTTGCTCAAATGAGCGTACAAAGTTTCCAAGTTTCCGCCTTTATAAGCATCATGGCTGAGTTTTACCATATTGCCGTAACTATTGGTATTTCCTTGGGTTACTTTACCATTCCAGTGGTAACAAATGCTAACCATTCCATCCTCGGCAGCATAAACAGGGGTTCCAACCGGCGTGTCGCCAAAATCAATAGCCCGGTGCAAAATTCCACTGTTATACCACCAGCCAGCGCTGATTACATGCTTTTTCAGCGGCCAACTCAGCAACACATCACCATTACTCAGTCTCATTTTTCCACTCCTTTTCTAAAGGGGAATCAACCCTTTGTATGCAGCATTGCTTTTCTCTTCTCGTTCAGTTCCCGGTTCTGCCTCAAAATTTCATTCTGGCTCATTTTCTTCTTCGGCGCGTTCTCCAGGTTACAAGTCTTAATCAGCGCGATTAACCGGTTTAAATGCCAATATTCAGCTTCCCAGTTAATGTTCAGCGCGGTCATGTAATAATAAAGCAGCTCGCTTGTGATCCGTTTTTGCTGGATTTTTCCTTTATGCCGGTCGTTTTTAAAAACGCTTGCAGTCATCGGGTCATCAATATATAAATTAATCCGCCGCAGTTCATCCATTGGTAAAGCGCCGATAATCGTTACATCATCGGGTTCTACTTGGCACATGCATCGGATATAATCCAACGTTTCTTCAATTGATTTTTCTTTTCCATCAAAAAACGGTTTTTTCCATTTTGATTCCCACTTAGAAAGGGAGACAAGGTTATGCTCCAAAATCAACTCCGTTTCCGGAACATCAACAAACGTTTCACCATTCCATGCCCCTTCAATTTTTGGAATCTTTACTTTAAGCATTCCTTGTCCACCTCTTTTAATTAACTCTGCGCAGGCAGTACAATCGTGTTATTTTCGCCCTTCTTGGCATTGCGTTCCTCAGTGCGCTTCGTAACATCGGCCAACACATCATTAATAAACTCAGCCGAATAATTGGCATCGGTCATAAAACGCAGCATCAATTCGTTATAAGCTTCAGTCTGCATAAACGCTTCGCTCAGCTCCTCACTCTTAATAAAACGTCTGCCATCAGGACTCTTCTCACCATAACTTTTTGCAATCAAATCGTGGAAGCACGCCATGATCTGCTTGTTATCATTACTCTTCACAATTCGTTCAAGCATTTCTTTCATGCCACCATCCACTCCATACTGGAGTGCGGTCAGTTCCGCTTCATTCAGATTAAAAAAGAAATCCTCAGTTCTGGTCACATTGTTATAGTCCGTGTAAGTAATTGTCTCTTTACGCATGTGTTTATTCTCCTTTCAAAAAACTCCATTTTGATTTTTTATCAGCCGCCGGAAGTCATCAAAGTCTTCACTTCATCCGGCAAGGGCAGTCGGGCAGCCGCAGTGCTAGAACCATACAAAATTGTTTCCAGAGCGGTCAGTTTAACCTTATCCGCCGTCCGGCTGTCAATGGTAATCAGGCTGGTCGGCTTAAAGCCCGCAACATTAACCGGGTTCGTGGTGTACTCCCAGCTAAACTGCACTGCATCGGGGTTATCGTTCTGGGTATCATAGCTGCGCTCGCTGGGGCTTGCCGTAGCGCCATATACCAGGTGCAGCTTGTATCCATCATCACTCTCGGTGCTGGTGTCGTTACCGATCTCGGTACGGTAGCAAAGGCCAAAAGTCTTGCGCTCCTGCTGGGCAACATGCACACCCTTTACTAGTTCACCGTTACCGTCACACTGGTTCCATTCGTCCGGGTAGGTATAAGCCTCGATCGTGCCACCAATTTCCTCGGTACTGCGCAGAGAAGCATATTTAATGTTATCCGCATAAATTGCATTCTCCTCAGCGCCACTGGGGGTTTCGGTCACATTGGTCAAACCATTCCAGGCAACACCATTGTCATATTTACCTTCATCGCTCAGTACGTACAGAACACCCTTGCTTACACCACTTTCATAAAAGTGCTCACCGGTCTTATCCCATTCCAAAGCTTGAGTCGCCATATTCTATTCCTCCTCTAGTAATAAATTGTAAAAACATCATGGTGCAGCGTATCTGCCACATAATGCCGGTCGTAGCTGCAATAAGGCAGCGTCAACATTTTTGTAATAACCTCATCACAATCCGGATTCTTGCTGATATAAGTCACTTGATATCGCTGTTTAAATCGGTATGTCTTGTTATCGGCAAATAACTGGTTTCCGTTATCCCGGCTGTAAACAAAGCATGGATATTTCATCACAGTATTGGTCGGCGGTTGAAAATACACCCTGCAAGTTGAGCCGGAATATGGGCATGCCAAAAATGTTGCCAACTGTTTTTGCAAATCAATTCGCGTTCCCATCTTGGTATAGCCCCCCAATCGTCAGCTCAAGCCGCGGGTAATTCAGCTCAACATCACTGATTTGCCATTTATTGCCGTTAAATTCCACATACCTCATGTCTGCAAAATTCTCAAAAGCAAAGGCATCCGCTACAATGCTCAAACTGTTCTGGATTGTAATGCTGTAATTCACTTCATTTGGCGTGTCGAGCCTGCGTTTTCTCCGCACCCAATCACCGTAATATTGCCGCACAGTGATCTTTTCTTCCCAAACCCCTGGCGCAGTTTCCTCCATCACCTGGTAACCGATTTCACCAAAAAACTTGCGCATTCCCCTGGCTCCTCACTTCCATTTTGATTTTTGGTTAGTCTTAATTAACCAAAAGGCAAACTTATTCAGTGGTAACGCTCTTCTTCGTCTCAAATACGATTGCGGACTTCGGAACGGTAAGTGCACCACTGCAACGGGTCTCAATCAGATACTTGTACTGGTTGTAGTCAATATCGAAATCGTCAAACATGTTCACGCTACCGCCCTTGTCTGCACCAACGCTGTAGTCTGCCAGATTGACCATAATCCCGTAAAGAGTATAGGTATCGGTGGTCTTTCCAGCGGTAGTGCTGCGGGTCAAACCTTCCATCTGGGGCACAGTAATAATACTGCTCACACGCATAGCGGTTGCCAGGTCGTTTACGCTACTATAAATCCGGCGACCATTCTTATCTTTCAGCAGCAACATTTCAGCAAGCACATCCTCGGTTGTAAACAGAACCGGGTTGCCGCTGCCTTTGTACTCCTTACGGGCACGGATGGCATCATCCATCATATTCTCAGCAGTAGCAGCGGCAGTTGCACCTTCGGTAATTTCGCGCTTAATGGTAAACAGAACATCATCGGTCCAAATCGGGCGAATATGCTGCTCCTGAATCTTGTCATCGCTGCTGGGGTCACGGCCGTCACCAATCAGGATAGCGCGTGCCAGTTCCTCTTCCAGCTTACCGCGCATCTCGTTCTTAATCCACGCAACAACGTCGAAACCGGTAATGTCCAGAACATCGTCACGGTCCAGTTTCTGCTTCTTATAAACGGTCTGGGGGTCAGTGGTACGTTTTGCCAGGGTAATAACCTCTTCTACCTTCTTCTTACCCTTGGTATAGCCTCGTGCACGTGCTTCATCCGCAGTAATGTCTGCAAAGCTGGTCTTTACGCGGCTGAACGGCAAGTGCTTAACACCGTTCATAACCTTTCCAACCCAGGTCTGGTCGCGGTCAATAAATTTGGGCGGATTGTTCAGTTCCTTGTATTCCGGGAACAAAGCATCAATCCCGTCAATCCCATAATTTGCCTTGTGGCTCAAAAAGTCCTCGCAAGCTTCTTTCAGGGTCAGTCGGCCTTTCTTGGCAGTGTCAAAAATGGTTTCAATGTCGCTGTGGGTCAGTACATCTTCATGCTGGGCACTGCCCTTATCAAAAATATTTTCTTTCATATTGCCATCCTCCTCATCATTGTGTTTCGCTTCATCGTTATTTTTTGCAGCATCTACTGCTACCGCAATCGCAGCATAGGCAACCTTCTTCTGGCGGTCCGTCATACTGTCAAACACATCCTGCACGGTTTCCTCATCTTCAGGTTTCTTTGCTTCTTCTGCGGGTTTTTCTTCACTAGGTTTTTCCTCTGCCGGCTTTGTGTCATCATGCTCCAAGCTTTCGCAAAAAGCAGTATTTTCATCAGCACAGCAAATGAAAGCCGCATCTTCACTCTCTTCACCATGTAGCAATTCCGGTTCAATGCCTGCTTTTGGATTTGCGCCGGCCAATACCAGGCTCACTTCCCGAATCATACCGTGCTGCACATTACCAGAACGCCGGTCACCTTTGTACTGCAATTTATTTGCGTAAATACTAAAAGAGGTAATATCCTGATTTTTTACCAACTCTTTAGCAGTCTTACCATTCTTGGTATCATTAAATTTGCAGTAGGTATACATGCCTTCCGGTCTTGCTTCCAATAGCGCATGGCCCAACACATCTGCCGGATCATCATGGTTGTGGTTCCAAATCAGGGGAACCGTCGCACCATCCTGGTCAGCAAAAGCGCCATGCATAATCGTTCGGCCATCGCCGCACAACACACCGTACTGTGTCGCCCAACCATGACAATCATAATTTTCTTTTGCCATTTTGATTTTTACTCCTCTCCCTTATCTTCAGTTGGTACAGGTTGTTGATTGCTCAAATCTTGCTTTGCCTCCGCAATGTTACTATTTCGCAATTCATCCGCTTTAGGATCATCAGAAGGCTTCATACCAATCGTCTGGCGAATTTCGTTGGACGTCATGATCTCATTACGGGTAAATTTATCAGCAATTTCAGCAATGTCGTTCACCGGTACCAATTTAAACGGATCGCGGAAATATAGCAGCGTCTGGCGTTGACTTCTGGCAGTCTTACTCAAAAATTTCCGCTTCATCTCATCGGTAATGGCAGCCATAATCGGCTCAACGGTCCTACTGTAATAATTCAGCATTGTCTTATCATCAGCAGTTCCATCCAAAATTCCTTGGGTAATGCCAAGCTGGGCAAAGGCCAAATTGGTCAAATACTCAATCTGCTTCAGCAAATTATTGTCAAGGCTCCGGTTCAACTGGATTACTTTTTCTGTACCATCAGCATAAGCAACACCATATTTACTGTTTGCCAACTGGTTTTCAAGCTCGTCTCGCCGTGCATTTGCCTGTCGTTTACGGGTCTCACTCTTCACGACATATGGCAGTTGAATAATCAAATCGAGCTTGCCGGAACTTGCCTCTTCGTCCACAGCATCCAGCAAATACAACTTTCTAATCAATCTCTGCATTGTACTATTTGGCGCATTCATAACGGCATAAAACGGATTTTCAATAATAGCAACCGTCTTTTTCGGTACCACCAATTCTTCCCGTTTTCCGGTTGTTTCGTTATAAACTTCAACCCGCACATCACTTGGGTACCATTCCAGAATCCTTCCGGTTCGCATATTCGTAATGTCGTAACCAGCTGTAGCATCAGGATTTAAAGTAGTCTCCACCGGCACAATCGCCACACAACCTTCATCCAACATACTCATCACAATATCCTGCTTAAAGGCACGTCCAGTCTGGTCAATGTTGGCATTTAGATTCAAACATTCATTTAACCCGCTCTCAATCTTCTCCTTGTATCGGTCATTTTTGTCTAACCGAACGTGATAAATGTCAATTGCAGCGCAGTCTGCACCAATTCTGTTGTAAATGGAATTGATGATCGTTCGTTCATTTCCGCTGATAATCCTGTGCCGGTCTGGCCTGATACTGTATCCCGGTCCACTCTTCCAATAATTTACCGGGGGATCGCGGTTCATAAATGCATTCCAAGCGTGTTTTAACCGGTCCCCAAATCGCATCTCTTCCTCCAAACCCCCACCTCCCTTCAAAACAAAAAAATTCCCAGATCAAAGCATCACGCTTCAAACTGGGCAATCCATTTTGATTTTTATTTTACTTCTGTTTTTTTTTTCTGGTTCTTTACCAATTTCTTTGCCGGCCGTAATCACATGCTGCGCCAATAGCCACCCAAAACATACCTCTCCATTTTTCAGCCCCATCTTTATCCTCCTTATTTTGTCCTCTTCCATATCCATACCGATAAATAAGGCGGCATGTTGTTGTGGGCTGCCCCGGAACCGCCGGAGGCGACTGTTACGGTTTTGGATTCCCAGTTCGGAATACCCCAACCACTTGATTGCGTTTGGACATACGCATCCGCAGAGCTTCCGGTTTTGGAGCGTATTACGTTGCTTCCGTTGGCCACAGACAGCGAATAATTCGGTAGCTCGCTTTGTGTAAGCTTATGGGTAATTTCGCCCCCAGTGCTACCTGCGGGATAACTACTAGAAGCGCCAAGCAAAAAGCGTTCAGAAATTCTTTCCCAAGTACCGCCAAACAAAGTCGCCGGGCTTGTACTGCTTACGCTCATGTAAATGCTGCCAACCGGCCAGGCTGCAAGTTTTGCTTCCGCGATGGCCGCCTTCACCGCCGCCGGCGTTGCCGCAACACCACCATTGGTCGAACTCGTTGAACTGGTCGAATCACTTAATTTCACACCACCCAGGGTTGAACTGGTAGCGGCAGGCAGCGTATAGGTACTGGAGGAGGCCGGTGTCATATAGATCTGGTTGCTGTTCAGCGTTCCTTCGCGCTTAGCATTATCATACTGGGCTTGCGTCAGGTAGTTAATTATCAAACTGTCCAGCTTTGTATCAGTTGCCATAATCAAATACCTCTCGTTACAATCGCGCTGATCGCAGTCAGTCCGCTCGGCAGGCCGGAGAGCTTACCGTTGCTGATGCTTAGGCTCAGACTGGTGCTGCTTGGGCTGCCGTACAGGGCGCTCTTGTAATACTTGTCACCCGCAAACGCGATCAGGCTCGTAGTCTGCTGGCCCCAGCTGCTTTGGCTGGTCATTGTGCCGTAGCCCCAGATCTTGATCGTGCCGCTGCTGGTCTTAAAATTCACACTGGGCGAAGTCGATGTCACATGATACGCTTCCACATTATTGTTTCCACTGCTTCCGCCACTACTGCTCCCGGCATAAGTTCCCGCCACACCAAAAATGCTTACGCCGCTTTTGATGTTTCCAGCCACAAGGTTTGCATCACCTTTAATGGTCTGCGCCCCGTTCAAATACTGGTTTGCAGCAATCGTCTGGTTACTGGTACCTGGCGTATAAGTCGCAGCACTCTTTTTCGTTACGCCGCTCCCCACATAAGTTTTCGATACTGCATTTACTGTAACCTGGCTCAAACCGTCATAGCCATTGTCTGCCTTGATCGTCTGTGCGCTTTCACTGGGGCTAACCGTCTTACTCTGTAAAACAGCGCCGCTGGCACCACCGGTCACAAAACCTCCCTGCATGTCAACGGCATTGCTGCCTAAATACACACCCATACAACTATCACCACCTTCTGAGCGTAACATTTGATGCGCCAACACTGGCTGCCGTTATATTAATGGTTTTTGCGCTGCTGCCATCCCATGCGCCCTGACTGGTTCCGTTCAGTTTGATGGTCAGACTGTTATTTAGTTTTTCGGCGCTCGTTGCGGAGCCGCCCGCATTGTTGGAACCGGCATAATTTGTGGTTCCAGTGACTTTGTCCCCTGTGGCATTGTGGGCAGTTACCCCTTTCGGCAGGTCGGCAGCCTGCACCGTATCACCGGTCAGATCGAGAACAACTTCATCATTGATAACAACCTTGTTGACTGCCATATCAGCCTCCGATCGTCAGGGTTTGCCCGCCTGCGGCGTTATCAACGTATGTGGCCGGGATCGCCGCCACGGTGACCTGCGACAGGCAATTATAGTCATCGTCGGGTAAAATGGTCTGTTGCTCGAAAGACGGCGTGACACTCTTGGCCTGCGGTTTCATGCCTTCGCTGCCACTCATCGAACCGACAATGCCCAAAACTGTGATGCCCTCACGAATATTTGTCGCTACGAGTTTTGCCTGCTCGGTGGGATCAATTTCAGCTGTGCCGCTACCATCGTGAAAACCCATAGGAATCGTATATTTGCCCTTAACGGTAGTGATTTTCCCGGATACCGACCCGTTATTGGGCATCGTACCTGTAAGCTTCGCGCCCCGTGCATAGAAAGTTTTACCCTTCAGAACCTCAGCAACTGCCGCCGTTGCATCGCTGGAATCCACGTCCTTGGTGCTGGTACCAACGATAGGGGCACCAGACTTATCATGAGCAGTGATACCTTCAGCCAGCTTGTCCGGTGTTACCGTATCGGCTGTCAAGTCCAGCTTGGTCTCTTTACCTACAATCACTTTATTAATATATTTATTCGCCATAATACTCATCTCCTAAAATCAATGTTGTACCGTAATTGTTGGACACCTCGTATTGCGGTATCCGTTTAATAGTAACATCTTTCTGCATTAGTCTTTGCGCAGTAAGCAGGATTTGTTCACTGAATCGTGGAATCACATCATATGGTCCACTATACTCAGCTGCACCAACAACCGCAGTACCTGTGGTATTTACTCTTACCGGTGCTCCGCTAACAACACGCACCGATACGATACTCTGTGGCCCCACGCGAACTCGTATCATGTGCCATCAACCTCCTGGAATAAAGTTGGACTCATCTTAATTGGAATAATCTCGGTCTGGGGTTGATCAGAACTGTTTTTTAGCGTAATACGCGTATCCATATATAGCATCCTATTAGGTTCAAATTTATAGGTTTCTTCTTGCGTCCATGGTATAAGAACAGTATTTTCTTTTCGTTCACAATCATTTGGATACGTATTAATCTTTACCGCCGCGCTATTAATGCGTTTCTCCTGTTTAAAAACAAATTCAATTTTTTCAACAGTATCTAGGTCTATATCAAATTCAACAAGAAGAATAAAACGCGTTCCTTGTTTCATATTGTTTTTATTCCTCCCTCATCATTCAAATGATTCTTTGTTTAATTTATACGCAACAAAAGCGTCCATCAATGCCGCAACAGCATCAATTTTTGCTTCATATCGCTTTTTTAGTAACTTACGGTTACCATTCGTATCCTCAATCGTAATGCAGTTACCCATCGTAAACGTCATCATTTCTTCATCAAATAATAACATTCTTTCTTCAGCCAACTTTTTAAGCTCTCCCAATGGTACACTTTCTGTTCTTGCACCCTGAACAACTTTCTCTATGCCGAACGGACCATTTTCATTCGCCCAACGTTCCATAAATTCTTTGGCGTTGTACTGGTCATAACCAACACACACTATGTCATATTCCATACTTTCAATGTGCCGATCCAAATCTTCGTACACAAGGCTCAAATCCAAAATTGCCCCATCCATTACGATAAGGCTACCTTCGTCCAAAAATTCTTGGTATTTATTTCGCATGGCCAAGGGCAACTTATCCAATGTTAAACTCGAAATATAATTTCTCGTCTTAACACCAAATCGTTCTCCGCCCAATGGAAACAAAAATGTAAAAGCACAAAAGTCATTTCCCTGGCTCAAGTCAACCCCAAGACTGGAACTCATACCAGTAAAATCTTGCTTTCCGTGCGGCAGCGTTTCTTCATAGGTAAAGAAGTAAGTATACCCTTCCATTGGCAATCCAAAACGCTTTGCCAAAATATCATTTCTGGCACTCGGATTTTTTTCTGCGCGCTCCACATCCAGCTGATAAGTTTCATAGGTTACAGTTTTTCCAAGATTCGGATTTGCTTTTAACCACATTTCCGGCCGGGCGACTTCATCTACGCTATCAAGCTTATACCACCAAATTCCAACATGGGGGTTGATGTACTCTCCTTTCAGGATTTTCATCAATTCCATTTTGATCGTATCACCACTGCCGTTTCGCACTGTACCTTCACTAGACGTTGCTACAATCAAATAATCAGGGTTCTTGCTTGCACCCTGCTCAATTGCGCCAATTACATCTTCTCGGATATCGCCGCTTAGCCATTCGTCAACTGTAGCGATCTTACAGCGCAATCCCTGCAATTTGTTAATGCTCATCGGCCGCACTTCCAAAAGGCTTCCGGTCAACATGTTTTCAATACCTTTTTTCGTACTTACCAATTTAGGTCGATTTGCACGGTTACCCGTTGTATTCTGCAAATTGCCGGCGGTTAAAAACTTAAACAGAGGTCCTCTACTTCGTGTAATTGCCGTTCGCAGCGGGCTCATGATTTCATCAGCCTGTCGCATAGTTGGCGCTGTTGTAATCTGGTGCGTTGTGCTCATATCAATGTTCTCATAATAGCTTTGTATAAAACTATCAAACAAACTCTTAGCAGCGCCACGCCCAACAATTAAATACAGCTTATTTACTAAGCGCTTCTTTAACCGTTTTAACTCGAAATGACCTTCCCCATATTCATCAGGTACAAATACCTGTCTGTCAACAAAGTAATACCAGCCAAAGATATGTTCGCCCCAAAGCTTAAAACTATCCAATAGTGTTACATCGGAACCATCAGTTAAAGTAAGTTCTCCTTCACAGTATTTAATCCAGCCTTCAACAGCATCTTCATCATAATAAATACCCGGATTTGCAATCAAATCATCGATCAGGTTCATTTCCATGCTGATCTCTTTGCAAACCGGTATTTCGCCTCTCATTACAGCCTCACGGAACCGGCCGTAATATTTCGGCACAGCCGTATTCGATAATGCCATAATGTATCTTCTCCGTCTTCTTAATCAAAATCGGCCAAACTATAAAATAAAATGACCATTCGCCAAAAATAAAATCTTTTAATTAGTTTTTACTTTCCAAAAGCTTCTGAACCTTATCAATGCTTGTATATAAATTTGAGGCAGTGTTAATCAAATCGCTTGCTTTTTTACCCCATTTGATTGTACTATCAACAATTTGTTCGCCTTTGCTTACCTGCTTCGGAATAAGGTCTTTTACCTGTTTTTCCATCAAAAGCCGTTTATAAGCGTCACTGAATTCCTTGTCGTCAAACAGATCTTTATACCTATACAATTCTTTTGCATTATGCCCCTGCATTACCTGTTTTTTCTTAGCATCAATCTCTTCTCGCGTGGCATATCTAGTATGCCCTTCTTCTCCACGCCGTCGCACTTTTCCGGCGCTGGTCCAGGTTCCATCTTTATTCTGATATCGCCGTTGCCCCCATTTCATTCCGGGGATACCCCAATGCCACATCTCGCAATTGTAATTCGGCATTTTGATTATTCACCTCCTTAGTCTTTTGGGTCAACACTAACGTTAATCCGCCATTCAAGTTCACTCAACAATCTGTTTGCCGAATCAATCAAAGCCGAACTCTGCGGCGGGTCAAACAGCATTTTTACTTTTAGTGTCACCCAGCTTTTTACAAAATTAAGTCTTGGGTCATCACCCATAAAATCAGTCCATGTCTGGGTATTATCGGTAACTTCAAATCCTTCATCCGGTCCAACGCCCAGTTGGTGCAAAATGCTAAATGCTGTATTTGTATGCGTAATAATGTCTACATCAAACACAGTATAATCTTGGTCAATACCAATCATCTTTTTTACGCTATTCAGGATAGATTCCATTTTTCTCACCTCTTCCATGGGCAGGTATCATTTACGCTGCGCTCCAATACCGGTTTTCGCAGTAAATCTTGATTCCCATAGGTAATCGCGTTATGGGTATTGTGGCTTACCGTAATTAGATACTCAGGGTTTAACAAAAATTCACTTTTCCCCAAAATGTCTTCTTTTGTCAATGGATTCATATGGTGCACAATCGGTCGCTTTGGAATTTCGTATCCAACAACTCCCATATCGCAGCATTGATCACGCCATATTACCCGGTCCCGCAGTTCTCGCCATTCTTTAGTTTTATAAAAAACTTGGTTTAAATATCGATCCCACCCAAATGTTTCATCGCCGACAATTCCATCAAGCCGCAAATATTCAAACCGCTCCTCAAAACTTTTAAATTTGCAAAGTTCGGTATAACTTCTAATCTTCATCATCATGATACCCGGCATAAACCTTAAATACGTTGATTGCATTCCGTACCATTTCGTCGGTCTGGGTTGCGCTTTCAATATTTTTAGTTTTTGCTTCCGCTAATTTCTGCTGTGTTTTTAGCATTTCAAGTTCAAGCTTTGCCTGGGCAGTTCCAAGCTTCAAATAATGTGTAATTACCTGACTACTGGCCGTATGGTTCATCAGCTGCTCTTCAGCACAATCCATCGCTAATGCAATCAACTGCTTTTCTCGTGCTTCCGGGCTTCTTGCTCTTCGCATCACCGGTTTCTCTCCAGTAGATGCACGTCTTGCCATACTTTACCACTCCTTTCTGGATTTAGTGAGAGAGTTTTTGCAGGGAATAAGGGTACTTCTCGAAAGGAGAATAAAAAGAGAAGTGTAGCCGTACCTTATTTCGTTACCCTTATTCCCTCCAAATACCCCCTCACAGCGCCGTAAATATCATCGGATTCAGCGTATCTCCCATAAACAACCAAAATCCGGTTCATGCTGAGGAATCAACTTCCCCAAAAATCACCCTCCGGAGATTTTTCAAAGATCGGCGCGATGAAGGGAGGGGGTGATATTTTTTAGACCCCCCTATATCCTTTACGAACTAACATCAGATGAAACCAATTCATTTTTCTTATTTTTATCTGACACTTTTACATAAATTCCCATAAAATCTGTGTTTAAGATCTCGTTAATTGCTGTTTCAATGTTTTCTTCAATTTCTTCATCACTCAGCTCATCATCATTTGTACTCAAGCCAAGTGCATCAAGCGTTCTTGCAAGCAAACCGCAAGAATTGTAGCCCTTTTGAATATCAAACATGAACCAAGGAACGAATTGCTCGAATGGGTCATAAGGATTATCATAAGTCGTTAAACTATAACGAATTAGAGAAGACTTTTCTTCTTTCATTTCAAGAATTCACTCCTTTCATTTCAAATATTTACTTACTGTAGATGCCGAAATATTAAGACTTTCTGCAATTTCAGTTGTTGAATAACCAGACGCAGCACGAGCTTTAATCAAGTTAATCTTTGCCTGACTTAATTCGGCGCTTTGTCTTGGTGTTGCACGAGCACGAAGTTCATCGATGTCCATGTTATCAATGATTTTTCTTAAAACGTTCTCACTAATAGCACCCGCCTGAATCGCTTCCCATTCACGATCAGTCATTTTAATAGGGGTACGCTTGGCCCCTACCTGAGTCCGGGCCCGTACAAGGGCCTGCTGGGATACCTTCTTTAGCATCTTTTTACTACTATTCTCAGCCAGTGATGGGTCTTCTGCTACCTTAGCCTTAACCTCATTATTAGCAAGGATCTGTGCCCGACGTTCTTTAGGACGATTAGCTTCTGACACTGCAAGTTTAGCCATAAGAGTGTCCACCTCATCCTTATAAGCTGCCTTAGCTGATGCCTTATATTCGATCTTACCCGCATTCAGCATATCTTTTCGTGCTCGATTTGCAAGCGATTTCATATGGTTTGCATAATCAGCATAAGCCTGCTCCTGCTTGGTATTCATATCCGATACCAGAGTATACGCATCTTTGGCCTCGGCCATCCTGGTAGAAGGCTGAGTTCTCATCTTAACCTTACCGGTCTCTACCCATTCGCCAGTGGTCTTATCTTTCTTTTTCTCGTTATAGTAGAGATCTTTTGTTACAGTCCAATACTGTTCGCCAGTTTCTGGATCAATCTTGGCTGAACCCTGACGCTTGGGAACGCTGACTTCACTCTTCGCAAGACTAAGCAAAGTAGAAGCACCTTCATGATATCTGCCATTTTCATCAATAGTACCTTGATATTTACGTTTTAAGGCAGCAATACCATTCTCTTCTTCACTGCGCTTGTAATCAAGATGATGCTTCTCGGCATCAATAACAACCATTGAATGTCTAACAGCACGAGCCAATTCGTCGTCTGTAGCGCCTTTCAACGTCATATCGGTAATCAAGTTAGAAATAACGCCCATCTGTTTCTGAGTGTCTTTCATCACTTTCATACCCTCACGTTCAGGGTAGGCCATCTTAGGGTCAAACCAAGAACCATCAGAATTCTTAAGACCTTTCAGTGGTTCTTTAGAAAGAATTTTAATCTTTCCGCCTGTAGGAATGACCATAACAGTATCGCCGTCAAAGTCTGCGCCAGACAATCGTTCTGCAACTTTAGAGCTAATACCAACCGCATCTAAAGGATTCGCACCGAGAACCCGTTTACCTTCCGGATTCTTATTATTCACTTTTAGTACCGGAATCTCAAAGATGCCGCCATGAGGAAAGCGAACAAGCGCAACACTTTCACCATCTTTATAGTTGGGTGCATAAACTTCATTATCGCCAATACTGGTAAGCGGTACGATAACTTGATAACGCTGTCTCGGTAATGCAGCAGCCTTCAAAGTAACAGCATCTTTATCACAACCATCGGCAAACTTCTTCAAAAGAACTTTTTTAATAGTTGGATTTGTAAGTGCATTGATTTCTGCTAATTCCTCATCGGCAGCGGCTTTAGTCAAATTAAGCTGTTTATGAATCAACTGGATGCTCTGTTTTCCCAAAAACTGCGATGGCAATCGTTTAGACCATTCGCCCCAATCACCTTCGGCTTTACATTTGTTAATGAGAGATAGAGACTGTTTTTTACCAGTAACACCGTCAACATAATCGCCTTTGGGATCATCGTAAAAAGACTGACCACCATGTTCTTTGATTAAAGCACCAAATGGATTATCCCGATCAATCTCACCATCGGGTTTGGTTTTTACCGGTTTCAAAACTTCACGCCAAGTTTTATTGGAAGACTTATTAGTATTAAAAATAACGTCAACCCCATCCGGCATATCATCCGAATAAACGGCCATACCTTTCAAATACCGGTCTCCACCAACCATAATACGAACCTGAGCATAATTGGATTCGCCAAGATTCAAATCCTTTACGCCGCGACGAAGCTCAATCACACCATCTTTTTCAAGACCGCCTTCTTCAGCATACCGAATTTTCAAACGTTTTGGGTCCATACTGGACGGATATTCGAAAGGCTTATGAAATGTCTCGCCATCATCATACGAAACCGCATAATCTGAGACGGCTCCAATTTTAGAAACGTCATAGATATCGCTTTTCTCAGTACCAGGCTTGCACAAAAGCTTCAATGTAGTTTTCTGATTTGGATTTGTAACCTGATTTAGTCGTCTTTTTTCGGTTAAATATCCATCAACTTCCAACTGATACAAAGCTTCATCCAGTTTATTTCTTGAAACACCCAATTCCCGTTCAACGCCAGGCCCAACATCCACAATACCTTTTTCATCCACAATTTCTTTCAGCTTTTTCGCCGTTGTAACAGCAGCTCTAGTCCTTGCTTCCGAATTTTCATTGAGTAAACTTCGAATCGTAGATTCATTCAAACCGCCCATTGCTTTACCAATATCAGCATTACTCAGACCATCTTCTTTTAGACTCCGAGCACGGTCAATCTGCCAAATTCGGGATTGATTTTTTGCATAAGCAATCTGAGGTCTAAGTTTTGTCGTAGTAGTGCCCATTGCTTCAGCAATCTCAACTTCAGAAAGTCCCTGATTCTGATATTCATAATATCGACTCAAAATTGTACCGGTTCTTTGATACGGGTTTTCGCCACTGCCCCATGGATATCTACCAGAATGTCTCGGCGTGCCATAATGGGCTAATTCTTCAATTTCCTCTAAGGATGGTTTAACGCGGTATTGCATAATTAAGCCTCCGATTTTTTAATTTCTTCTACCAGATTGACGCCAGCAACAATTTTATCCATAACGGGGCGAATATCATCCAACGTTGGATTGATTGCAATTACATCCTCAGACTGATAAATCCGCAACTCAAAATCAAGTTTATTCAAATCCAGTTTCATTCGCTTGATGTCGTTTTCATACTCCAAACAAAAAAGAGCAGCGTAAATCAATAGCTGCTCCATATGGGCCGGTGTCGTCCCTGTTTTTAAATCATGAATTCTAACTCGATTCTGATAAAATGAAATTGCATCTGTTGTACCAAAACAAGTCGGGGCGTAATACAAAACTTGTTCTGGAGACATTCGGTAACTGATCGCGTCGTTCACATAATTCCGAAAATTCCCGAACAGATCATCAACGTTAAATACCCCCCTAGGTACTCCGTGAGATAGCAAATGATAAGTAAGCAGTTTTGAATCCGACTTTGACAGCTTCATATGATTCTCAATTAATCCCGCTGCCAATTCGTGCAGATACGTCCCAACCGCTTGGGTATAGCTGCTTTTATATTTGGCAATCATTTGGTCATCCGTATAATTCAACCAATGATATTTGCTTGCGCCCAAAAAGGCATGTTCACCGACTAACTTGGAATGATCGTGCCAAATCATCTAAAACCTCCATCATGTTTTCAGGGTAAACAAATCTTCCAACAGACATTTTGTCTGCCTGCAAAATATAAAAGTCCTGATTTGGTTGATGACTCGCTTTTTCACTCTGCTTAATCTCCAGTACCGCCCAACGATCTTTATACAAAACCGTTAAATCTGGAAATCCCTGAATATAATTGGGATCATTCTTCAAAACAATCGCTCCAGGAAACCGTTTCTTAATTTCCCGTATAAGTTTTGCTTGAAACGCCGATTCCTTCATGTTGAGCATTCTCCTTTATGCAAAAAGCAAGAGAATATGTCCAATAGCAAAAGTCGCCATTGTATCTATTCTCTTCATAAAAGAGCATGAAATTTTCGCGTGCTTTTATTTTCTACCAAATCAGGATATAAAAATAAGCCCATGTACATTTCTGCACACAGGCTTAAAAACCATTTGTTTAATTTTAAAGATTACTCCCAGTCTTCATCATCACGATATGTACTACCATACTCATCGTTGAAATCGTCTTCATAGGTTGCTTCCACACTAGGATAACCATAACCCTCATCGGCTTCTTCGTCCGTAATGGAATACTTGCAAACCGGGCATTCGTAGTATCCCTCCGGTTTATGGTCACAAAGCATATGGCAATCCGGACAATACTGAAGTCCTGTAGGAAGATGATCCTTTGCGCTACATCTTTTGATCTCAACAACACCATCAGGACCATCAAAGACATCAACTTTGTGATTTCCGCCATCCGTGTAACCACCGACACGCTTAACCGGTTTCTTCTTGCCAAAATTAAACAATCCCATTAATTGAAGCCTCCTTTATCTTTAAGTGATTATACTATACCACATCACCCGGGAGGCCGCAAGAAAGAAAATTTGCTATTACATAAAAATCTGCCTCACGATCTTATTTGCCATGAGCTTAATCAAAATCTAATCGGTCATACCCCTGATAGAAGAAATACGAAACCGGAACGTGCAGCGCATTTGCAATTTTAGCTACTGTAACTATACTTGGCATTTGTGTTCCGGTCAAATATCTTGATATCATACATGGCGTAATCCCGGCTTCTTCAGCCAAACCTTTTCCATTTTGAGAATCTTCTTGAATTGCCGCTTTTAACTGAAACATAAACCATTTTTTAATTTGTTCGTCAGTCATGTGCTCTGGATCAGCAGGTGCACGTCTAATCGCTCCAGTGTATTGGTTGAAGATATAAACAATACCATCCGAAATAAAAGCGTAGTCTGTTCCCGAATTTATACTCAATCGTTTATAGTCCGTAAGCTTTGCAAATTTTTGAGGATAGAATAATTCGAGATTCCGCAAAAAGTTCGAGTCCCAATATGCATCATGCTCTTTCATAAAAATTAGCTCTCCTTTAAAAAATTCAAAAAAAAAAAAAAAACGATTTTATATTAATATATACCAATATTATCTAAGTAGATAATTTCGCGCATATTTAATAAAAATGGCAATTTTTTTATTTTTTCTGAATTTTTAGCCATTTTTGACCGATTTTTGCCCAAAATTAGCCATTTTTAATAAAAATCAGATGATTTTTTCACCGCCAAGTCTTTCCGCTCTTTTTGTCAGTGAGCACAATTCTTTCTTCAATTTTGAATTCTGCGAGTTCGCAAATGTAAAAAATTGTTCCCAAAAGCTTCTTAAATCGGATTTCATCATCTTTTTCCATGTTATTAAAAGCCTCAAAAGGAGTCAAATCCGTATACCCGAGACTATTTTTTCTCGGATTTTCACTCGTTTTCCAAGCACTTTTCTCAGAATCAAAGGTCGATTTTTTCATTTTCTCCTCCTTTATTCATAAAAATTTTAGAGTAAATTTGCTTCAAAAGAGCGATTTCTGGGTATAAAAGAAGCCCTCCAACCGTCAAAATTGCAGGGCAGCCAATAAAAATAAAGGCTAAAAGTTTCAAAATATAGATACAATTTTCATCAAATACAGTCATTTTAAAGTGATTTAAACCTCTCTTTGCACGCGGAATTTGGGAATAAAATGCCATTAAATATCTCCCTCTTTTCGATGTAAACTTTTATCGGCTTCAAACCCATCCGGATAGCGATTTTTGAGTTTATCAACATTCATCTGACAAATATCATCAAGCTCCCAACCGTGGGCAGTACAATATTCCGCGATAAACCACATTAAATCTCCGAGTTCTTTTTTCGCATGTTCTTCATTAAATTCATGTCCCTGATAAGTTTTCTGATAAATCCCATGAAGCTCACCAATTTCTGAAACCATACCGTGAAGAGCATGTTTTCCCTGCTCCTTCCAGGTCAGATCATGATTCATAGTACGGTAAGCAAGGTTCTGATATTCAACAATTTCCATAATTTAATCCTCCAAAATAGTAACACAGTCATGCGTAATTTCCGGTGCATAGCGGTACCTAGCAACGCTCAACTTAACGTTCGAATACTTTGCCAACGAACGTATTTGACGCTCTCCTAGTGGCTGATAGAGCATGTAGCGGACGCCTTTACATCCATCTTTTGTAACAATATCATCCGCTTCAAAAATTCCATCAGGAACGATTTTTAAAAGCTTTGTGAATGTTAGTTTCATCGATTTATTTCTCCGTTCTCGGATAAAAATACTTGTCTCTAACAGCCGTAATTCGGAATTCATAATAAGATGTGACATTATTAGCGTTATACACTAGCTCGCTAAGAGAAATCCTGTCACCCAAATACTCGCCGATGAAATGATCCAATTCTTCTTTCATATGTTCGTTCAAAATATCAACGATTAATTGACAGGTTTGTTCCGTATTAGCCATTTTCTATCTCCTCGTATGTTTCCGTAAAGATATCGGGTTTGCAAGAATAATACTCTCCATGAACACCTTGAATAATGTAGTCGCCAACTTCTGCGTCTATATCCCCTTCTAGTGTTTCGATAAATAACCTTGTAATGCCAAAAGTGTTTTCGTATAAAGTAAGAGGTTGCTCTTTAACAAATTCGGCAATTTCATCAAAATTATATCCAGTCCATTTTACCGCACGGATAACGATTGGTCTTTTTACGTATCGTTTAATCATTTGATTCTCCTTTCCAAATAAGAGGCTGCCCATTTTCATTAACCATCACAGTAAGACCCCCGCTATAACCGCCAGTGTGCCAAAAATACATTACGTTGGTTTCCGAGTCTACATAAATTACATTTAAAAAATCAGCGTAGACTTTACGAAATCGTCCGTTATTTTCGTTATTTTCATATTCAGTATTAAAGTTTCTGCCAGAGCAGCCTGAAAGAATAATTGCCAAGGCCAACATAATCGCTAGTTTCTTCATTATTTATCCTCCATAATAAGTTCAGATTAACCGATATCGTAAATGCCAGCAACGGCACCCATAGTAGGGATCTGCTCTATGCTATAATGGACATTATCTAGCTTCTCTCCGCTTTCGTCCGTTACATGAATCCGACCACAGCCGTCTCCGTCGACCCATACAAGTAGATTTCTGCTTGCTCCAACGTTTCCAAGATACTCCATATGTCTAAGGAGCCTAAGTACAGTAGCAACATCCTCTTCTCTGCCTCTAATAGTTATTGTTCGTTCAGTCATTAGATTCACCTCCGTATATGTCTTTTCAAAAATATCAGGCTTGCACGGATAGAATTCTCCTTTAATGCCACGGATGATCCAATCGCCTACAAGAGCATGATGATCACCTTCGAGTGTGTGAATGATGAGATCGGGTTTAATACCAGGGGTGCGAACGCGAATTATATCGCATTCTTTGCCGACAAACTCTTTAATTTCTTCATCATTATCACCAGTCCATTGAACTGTCTGGACTTGGACGGGCTTCTTGACAAACGTTTTAACCATTCGACATACCTGCCTTATCGATTTTATTTTGTGTGTTGAAACATAAAAGAGAAAAGGCTCAGCATAACGCTGAGCCCCCTCTCTCAATAAGTATAATATTTAAATCTTTTATTTTGTTTAAACGCTATTTTTGCTCGGATAGCCTGGATTAATCCATCAGCATAAAATTCTAGTCGATATTTTTTATTATCTTCTAGAAAATCAATGCCTTCTCCTATTTTCTTCCAGTCTCTTCCGTACTTAATCGTTTTAACAATATATTGTCTTGCCATAAATATATTCCTCCTTTCTTCGTTAAAGGGATTGATTTTTACGCGTTTTCGCATACAAATAAAAAATAGGACACCATTTCGGTTTTCACGGGCTTCGTTTCCTAAAACCAAGCTACATATCAATAGTAGCCCTACTCCCCCGCTCGGAAGGCATGGTGGATAGTCTCTATAGGTTCATTTCAAAAAAAATTAAAAGCCCTAGTATATTTCAACCAGGGCTTTAATCTCATTTAGTAATATCGTATCCTCTTCTAGCGTAAATATTAACAAGTTTCATTACATGCTTCTTATTAAATTCCTCTGCTTGTTCATCGCTTCTCAAACCTAAAGCGTGTAAAGCATTATGAATATCAATTAAATTCGCATAATAATGAGTTGCCATAATAAGTACCATCTTTTCGATTGACATGATAATCACTCCTTTCATTATAGGCACTGCATTTTTCGCGAATATATATTTTTGAAATGTTTCCCCACTAGTCATGCTTGAAATATAAAAAAAAAGAAATAGAATAAGTTTTCGTCCGTAGCCAGAGCTGTGCCCAACGCTTCACACAGTAGTTTGCCTCTATCATTCACGTAAACGCAATGATGACATAGACGACCACGCCTCTTGTTTCGTTTAACTACCTAATTCGGGCACCCGTTACCCGAAAAGACTGACATACTGGTTTTTGTATGCTATTTTTATTCTATTTCATTATATGATATGTAATTCTCGCGTGCCCCTCTTAAAACTTTCCAAAGAATTCTTCCAAATCGAACCATTTCTCCTCGATAATATTACCGATCTTGGTTACCGTAGAACCAAAGCCGTTATCCTCGAAGCGAATATACTTTCCAGGAAGGTCCTCCCACTTATCCACACCGACTACCTCCAAAATCTTAGATATCGCTTCCATGGACTCAGCTCGGAACACTCTTGTCTGAGTAGCAGAATTGAATTCATCAAGCCAACATCCTCCGATGCCACAATCGAAACCGTCTGCACTAATATAAATCATGAATGTCATAATTCCATGATTTTCTCGTCCAAGCATTGTGGAACGGATTTTTGCATTTTTAATTTTCATGGTTTCTCCCTTCTATCGCAGCAAATTCCATATAATAATTAACACCATTGGTCGACCCGACAAGCCTCATCTCAGTCGCTTCTTTAGAAATACATCGATGTCTTTCATCGGTTGTATGAGAGCATTCAGGAAATGAGCATATACTTCTTCAGACATCTGCTTTTTCCTCCTTTCCCGTAATCAGCTCACTGTACGGCAGGCTCTCAATCCAGTCGCAGAAACTATTCCATTCATCAAGTTTATGCCCTTTACGAGATTTATAGATATTCGCCAGAACCTCGTAGTTCAGCATGACGGTGCGTCGCTGGTTGTAAGAGCTCGGCAGGAGCTGGATCATCTGCCACCAATAATCCTTTTTTACACCGATTTTTACAGCTTCAGGATTCAAATAGTCCTCTCGATACTTATTTAATAGATCAATAATTTCTTTAAGAACATTCAAAGATGTATGGTTCATATGCTCACAACTAAAATCCTCCAGCGTGAATTCCTTATCCGCAATCTTATGCATAGTCGAGCAAGAGTTCGCAACAGTTCCAACCTTGTAGGTATCGAACTCCTTCCACCAATATAGTGGAGCCGTAATGTCAAGGTACACAGTAATCATCCGCATGAACTTACGATGGTCTGTACCGGCTTTACTAAGACGAGTCATGAGATCGAGGTCATTCGGACCAACCAGAAAATAATTTGGCGAATTGCACAGCTTATATACCTCACAATTGTCACAATTATTGAGTAAGTAAGACGTACATGTATCACATCTGCTGGCAAGAATTGGTCTATAGTTACTATCGCTATTCTCCCAAGAGTTCATCGGATTGCGCATGCCTCTAATAGCAGCATCCCAGCCCATAACTTCGGTGTTTTCAATTTTAATCATTGCTTTTCTCCTTTACTTAGTTGTCAGAACTACACGAGTCGTATCAGTGAAATATGTAACACCGTCGATTACAACTTGGATTTGATCTCCGTCGTCATAATCCTTCCAAGATGAAACCTTACCTTCAACACATTTGCCGTTAGGAAGTTCCACATAGGCATAAGTGTATTTGTATGTAGTGTCGATGATTTGCTTGTTGCATCCGGTCATGATAAATGTCATACCAATTACAAGGATAATAGCCGTGAGTTTTTTCATACAATTTCTCCTTTTATTTTGATGCAGAATCTTCTTTATTCGAATATTCGATTAAGTCAATATATTGGTAGTCACCAGATACGGCCCATTGCAACCACGGATCATAAACCATTACTTTACCCATTAACACATCTTCGTTAAAAGAAATGATTTGCTCATATAACAGTTCTGTTGCTACCTGATCTGAATAATTTAAATTTTCTAGCTGATAAACTAATGCGCTTCTCTTAGCTTGATATTTTTCTAAAACCGTTCCGGACAAGAAATAAGTAACCAGTATTGTGCCTCCGACAAATGCCATTGAAATAAAGAAAAATAGAAAAAGAACAGTGGTAATAACGAAAACCACATCACCGGCGTAATCCCCTGCAATTTTTGCCAATAATAAAAAACCAATACACAAAAATGCTAACAACATAAACATTTTCATAACTCATTTCTCCTTAAAATTAACAGGTTTTTGCGACTGAATATTACCGCCTTCATTCAGGCAATCATTGCAAGGGTCTTCGCTCTCCTTTCGTTTGTGGTATTTGCATTTGGGACAATATTTTTCAAAGTCAACAATTTTATACGGGTATTCCATAAATATCACCCTTCCTCAGATACTGCTTCATCGAAATTAAAGTGTTCATTCATGCATTTGGCCCGCCAGTATTCAGTCATTTTTCGCTGATGGTTAAGTTCATCGCCTCGTTTCAGGGCCTTTGCTTCCCAATCCCGGGCATCTCTCGTTTTAATCTCCAGGGCTTTATGCAGTTTACCATTTTCAAGAATCTTATTTCCGGCATTTAGTCCAATGGTCGTCATGGCTGCCGTAAACCCGATAACAAAACCCGTTAATACTTCAATCATTATTTTTCCTCTTTTCTTTTATAGAAACTACAAATATTATCATCCGAGATATAGATGTCAAGCATCCAGTAAATTGACTTTTTAAAACTGCATTTTCCAAAATGGATCAAATCAGGATAATCCTTTATTGGATTAAAGTATTCACAATCTTTGCACGAAGCTTTCATAATTTCTCCTCATAAAAATAGGGTATTTATTATTTTTGGTGGGATTCCTTTACCAGATGAATACGAATTTTCGTTTGTGTCGTAATATCCATCTTTCAATCTACTAAGTAGCCATTTTTAGCGTATTGTTTAAACGTATCATCCAACTGCATATTGAAACGCTCGCCGATGTCAGCGTCCTTGAATTTACGGATTTTGGCGAGAGCCTTGGCGTAATTGATGTCATGTCCCTCTCCATAGTGCCACAAATCAGGATGACTTCCACCCCAATTCATAGAACCGTTGTTGAAAGCTAAACACTCGTGCAAAGGGAAATCACGCGTATTATGCACGATATTAAAGCAGCTTAAATAATTGTTGCCATGGGAAAAACCAGTCGATTGGCGCATCATAAAAGCACCACCGCACACTGGCACATAACATTTAACTGAGTTGTAGCTTCGTTCTCCGTCTTGATTCCAAGTTTCGATGGTAATAAGTACGCCGGAATTCAGATTCGCCCATACATCAAAGATATTGTCTTTATCAATGTCTTCTTTGTATTCATGTGCAAAACCGAGCTCCTGTAAAATACGAGTCAGTTCTTCATACGGAACAGCCTCTACTTCACCAGTTTTTTCGTTGTATTCCTCGTAGAAGTCATAAGGAACATTCTTCATCATGGCGAGAATGTAGTTTTCTCTGTTTTCAAAGGAAACCACTTTGCCATATCCTACATGAAGGCTCTTCCAATTTTTGATGATAATAACCTTCCCGTACTCATTATAAGAAATGAGCTTACCATTCTTTTTTGACCTCCGGATACGGTAGACGTTATCTGCGCTGATTCCACTCAGGTCAATAGTATTGTTCATATTCATGATTCTTACCTCACTTCGTTTGTGTCGTAATATCCATCATCAACTGGGAAAATCGACAGGCGCAACAAACATCCATATGCCTGTGATACATATAAAATTAAGTGATTTTATTCAAATCACCAAATTTCGTAAATACCAAAAAATAAAGACTCTATGTTTTTATAGAGCCTTTATTAGCGTTAAAAGATTTTAACTCCTGAAACAGCACAATAATTTTTGAAATCTACGTAATGTGCATAGTCATCATGTTTAAGCGTGTACTCTAAATCTCGTTTTAAGTTTTTTCGATTATTAACAGCATAAACATGCTCAACATCCGGGAATCGTCCCCTCAATGTAATCGCAGTATTTATGATATTTTTAATCGAGATATCTTCCTCATTCAAGAAATACCAGCACAAGATTTTATAATTCTTATGCACACCAGCAAATCCATACAAATAAACCTGTTTCATATAAGGTCACTCCTTTCACTATAGGGTATGACTATTTCGCGTAGGAGCGATAATCTGTCATTTCATTAAAATCTTTCTTTTCTTTAAGGCATTTCGCAATCCTAATATCAATCGGAGAACGACTCTTTAGATGATAATAGAATAAATCTTTATAAGGAGTATTCATTCGATCTATCCTCCCCCGTGCCTGCTCTGTAATTTTGTAACTATAATTCTGACTAAAAAATATCATCGTGTCAGTTTTTGTGCAGTTCCAACCCTCGCAAGATGCATATTGGACTAGATACACCCATTTATCACCGCTGGGGATCGATTCATGCTTATGACCGTTATACTGAGCAATTATTTTATCCCCATAATCAAGACCTAAAAGTACATTTAATTCAGGGTCAAAATTATAAAATATAATCGCTCTATCGTGTTTTTTTAAGACTTCAAGCAGCGTATCGAATCGCGATTGGTCACAGTTTACAAGTCTTCTTGTAATATAATAGAGTTCGGCCACATTAACGATAGGAGCATCCGTGTAAGGATTCCATCGATTTTTCCAAATAGTTTTGTACTTATATTTATCGTAGTCACAATAAATATCAACATGATGGCTAACGGTATTTCGTTCAAAATCCATCGGCACCAAAATGCTTCGTCGGTATCGATTTAATATTTCGGTATTAACATAATGGTCAATTTTCGGAAATTGTACTCTTCCATCATAAACGATATGCTTATTGGAAAAATCGGTTTTATTTTTATAAAATCCATTCGCGATGAATACCGGAATATAATCACTATAACTATCTCCCGGTGTTGCGCTAAGAACAATCCATTCGTTTTTTCTGGCAATTTTCAGGAATGATTTTACCCAAGCCCCATATCCGGTAACATGGTTTTCATCAAAAATAAAGAAAGCACCGTAGATATTTTGATACTTTTTAATGTTGTTCCAACTATCGATTACTACTACATTAGAATATAAATTCGTTTCAGAATCTGTCGAAAGAAGGAAGGGCGCTAATTCTTTTTCCCATTCTAGCGTATTTCGTTTGTGCGCCGTTGTTATAATATAAAGATTTTTAATTCCAATATCATCTATCGGCATATAGTCAGTTTCTCCGGTTATACTGGAAATATCACCACCATTTTGCAGGTAGTAGTAACTTAATGCTGTAATGCTTTTGCCAGAACCAACGCCACCGCAAAGGATGCAGCCATTCTTCATTTTTGATAGAGCTTTTAATTGATAATCTCGAAGCCGTATCATTTTGGCACCTTCCCGGTAATAAATTTATGCGTATTCACAACAGCAACATATCCTTCGTCAGGAAGCGTTGCTTTCGGACCATACCAAATCCAAAGGGTTCCGAAAGATTCAGCAAATCCATCTTCCTTTTTGAATTTATCTAAGTATTCGGCTTCGTAATAAGAGCGGATATTCTCAAACACCGATTTAGATACTTCAACCGCTTTGCAATCAAAAAGAGTATTTTCAGCATAAACTTTCTCGCCAAACCCCAATTGTTTAGCCAGAAATTCATAGAATGCGGTGATACCGCAAAAGCATTCATCGGATTCCATTTTTACTTTTACTTTATATTTTGGGGTTTCAAATGTAACTTTAGACATTAATTATCATCTCCAATCAGAAATAGAGCCAATACGAATAGTGCCGCAAAAAGTAATATAAACATTTTGGGAACGAATTTAATAACCAAAACGAAGAATGCCGTCATCGCCGGTAAAACAATGCAAATAATAAATAGTATTGCAAGAATTAAACAACCCAAGAATTTCTTCATACAGGTTTCTCCTTCAGTAATTCATCTGCTTTATGGAGCATAACCCTCATGCGCCATACGTCGTTAAAAAACATCGGCATAAACCAATAATTATCCAGTTTATCTCCCGTTTTTATCGGGTCAGTAAGGCTATTTCCGATTTTTATGTAACCGGCAGCCCCAATGATTGAAAGCTGAATATACGCCATAAGTCCAGCAATCGTGTCAATATCCTGACCAACGACAAGAGTGTGATTCTGCCAGATAATGCGCTCATTTTTGAGTTCATCCGCAATATTCCAGCATTTAGCAATTAATAATGCACCCGATCCGCAGCATTCATCGCAAACGCCAACATAGCCTTTTTCATCAATAATCTTCTTAACGTCTCCTCCAGTTAGCATTGCCATTAGCTGACAGACCGAGTAAGGCGTAAAGACTTGACCTTTAGTGTTATCTCCAAAATCCATCATCATAAAAAGCTCTCCAAGCACATCCTGCCGTGGATTTTTCGTGATTTCGAGCCATAAAAGAGCCAAAAGGTCTGCAAATTTATTGATATCTTCTTTTTTATATGTTTTAATTCTGTCCATATACATCTTTTCTCGTTCTGCGTAATGAATTCCATCAACGCGATTAGATAACGAGCAAGCCGAAAGTACAATAAAGTCCTCCCAGACTTGAAAACGATGCTTATAAGGTGCCATCGAATTAAAAGTTTTTTTAAATTCTGCTTTATAGTCTTTTATTGGTTCCTTTTGTTCATAGTTCTGATTAGTTTCTTCTTTTTTAACCGGATTTGTACGAACCGGCTTCTTATTTTCACGTTTTTCCGGCACTTCCCATTTTGCAGCAGATGCTAAAACGTCCTTTAACGTGAATTTTTTCATTGCTTTCTCCTTTACTAAAAGGGCTGCTGCCGTAACAACAGGCAAATCCAGGCCATTTACCGGGGTTAATCCCCCAGCACCCTTAATGTCAGACGATTATGGTAGAGTATTTAGAACGGAAGTTTCGAAAGCTCAGTGCCCTGATCGTCAGATTCATAGTCGGCATATTTCTGAGAGAATCGATTTTCTGCCAGAACGATGTACGCTTCTTTAATACGAGCCGAATAGCACATCTTTTCATCAGGCTGCCCCTCGTGCATCAGAGTAGGACGGCCAAGGATCTCAAGGTCAGCGCTAATAATGTCAGCCGTATCGAGCATTGCGAGGGATTCTGCATTCAGTTTCCGTTTCTTATTGCTTACAATTACCCAAATATCAGGCATACTATCGTCATATACCTTAATTTTGAGCTTCAGAGTATAGTATTCCGGCTCAGTAACGTCCGGATTACGACTCATAACCGGTTTAACCAGCCAGCCTTCGCTAATCAGCTGTTCGGCAAGGTCAAAATCGTCAATGCGAATTGTACAGAAACGGCTACCCTGGGCATTAAATCGGCTCGCACGGCCACCAAAGTTACGCCAACCACCAGGAAGAATGGTGGTGTTTTCAATGCTGATATGGCCCCAAGGCATTTTCTTTTCGTTCATCATAATAAATATCTCCTTTAAATTAATAAATTACATGAAACAGACTAAGTGGCATTCCTTTTCCAGATAAATCTTTTACACCAACACTGAACATAAACGGATACATCATCGGAGCAATTCGATTGGTATAATCATTTTCTTCAATAGGACTTTTACCATAAGTCAGTTGATAGTAACGGTTTACTTTGTTCCATTTTTCATTTTCATTTGTAATAAGATCTTTAAGCTCTCCGGTATAACGAACTCCAGTTGCCTTTCGTAAATTCTTGGTTTCAAGAATAAAGAGCTTTTCAAGTTCTCGTTTTATGGTGGGATCACGAATTTTGTACAAAAGGGTTGTCGCATCAAAAATTTGTTTGGCAGTCATCGGTATTCTCCTTTATAAAAAATAAAAGACCCAGTTTTCACTGAGCCTTTTTCGTTATAGAATCTGATAATTACGCGATAATATCGCTGTCACAGTTGCCATCAACGCACATGAAGCAATTCGCGTCGCCATATTTATCAATAGCTTCAATGGCGTCATCAACCAACTTTTGATAGTAACGTTTGTCAATACAGTCTTCTTTTTTGAATGCTCGTACCATTTCTGATTCAAGCCATCGGTAACCAGTTGTTCCGGTAACAGCATAATTTTTACCGTTTTGAACGCGATACAAAATACCACCGCCACATCCTTCTTTAATTGGACAAAATTGTCCAACTCGTCCTACAAATTTAAGATTGTGGCCTTTTGCAATATCATCAAGAAGCTCTTTTGGAATTTCTTTTCCAGCTTTTTTAATTTTTGCAGCTTCTTTTTCAAGATTTGCAACTTCTGGATATCCTTCGTTCATATCGAGGAAAATATCACCTGCTGTTACATTTTTGGTCTCGCACAAATCCTTAAATTCGATTGGTTCCTTGCTAAATAGTGTCTTAAATACATAGGGCACTGCGAATTGTGTTCCTGTAGCGGTCCATTTGTTATCTTTGGTATAAGCAACATATACAGCGTCATTTACAAGGCACATCTTTTTGTATTCGGATTCCACTTCAAAGTCATAGCCATATTTCTTACCAAACTCGATAATAAACGCTTCTGTTTCAGGACTTGGATTATCAATTTTAATCGAGTCTGTTTTAATATGAACCACATGAATACCTTTTTGTTCAAGCTGGTATTTAAGTTCTGTCATGAACAACGCACCGCGTTTTGCAACAATATTATCCACATTTCGTTCATCCCGGAACAAATTCGGAAAGTGCGCTGCGGTAAGACCATAAACCGCGTTAATTACGATTTTCAGTGCACCTGCTAAGTTCTTTAGTTCATCATCGGAAGCATCAGCATATTCTGCAAAGGCTCCGCCAAATAGTGTTTGAAGAGCTGCTTTATCCCGGTGCTTAATTGCAATACGGACATCAACCAGTTCTTTAAATCGTGCTGTATACCGATCGCCAAAGAGATTTAAGGCAATAATACTATGCGGGTGCATTGAGGCAACGTCAAACGTCTTCAAATTGTACCAGATACCATAATCGGCATAGACCTTACCCCCTTCCCCCAAAATATCACCACGATAGGTCGATTTGCCGTTCGCGAATTCGTATCCTGGAAAATGGTTCCATTCATGATAAACTCCAACGCTGTCCCCCATTTTATAGCTCATACCAGTTGCAAAATTGGTATAAACAAATTCCTTTTGAGGATTTTTATCTCCCTGGAAAATTAGTTTTCCGGTGAGCTGATTATTGGTGTCGTTGGGAGTCCCGTTTGAAATTTTAGCCAAAGAGCAGCGAGCGTGGAAGTCATCCTGAATCTTTTCATAATTAAATAGTGCTTCGGTTGCAAGTACGTCATTATCACAGTATTCGGCGACTTTAGGCCACAAATCTTCTGGCACAGGTTGGTCCCATGGAAGCCCAAGTTCCTGATGGTGAATTCCAAGAGCAATCTCCCACTTTTTCAGACTTTGCTTTTTCTTTGCAAAATCATAAATGTCGGTATAGCTCAAATTGTATGCTTCACCAAATTTGGCATTTGGGCTTTTATCCACGATGATCTTCCGTGAAAGTTCATAAATCTGTTCCGGCGTATAGCCAATCATGCAAGCATAGATCATATGATTATCGTAATCTCGGTTATTGAACCCAACCAGACGATAATGAGTAATCATCTGCTCAATTTCTGCCGGTTTTGGATTAATCATTCGAATAACTTTCTTTCCGTCACCAGCCACTTTGTAATTCACAAGGAAGAGATTCGGAAATACTTCAACATCATAAAATGCAATCGGAGCTTCTTCCCAAGGTACGGTTTCAGCGGGTTCGTCTGATTTAAAATGCATTTCATTTACCAGCGCAATACAAGCATTCGCCTGATGAGTAGAGGATAAAGCAAATGCCTGAATGTCAGGTCGTAAATCGGTCACATCATAGTGCACCCCCTGAGCGTATGCCTTATCAAGAATGTGCTTAATGTGTTGAATCGAGGGTGTTGTATTCGGATGAATTTCTTTTGCAAGATTTCGCTTGATTGTCGTTCTAATACCTTTTTCGGTCGTAACGACATTCATATCCAGCATCTTGTCGTCTCCTTTCAATGGAAGTCCCGATGAAATAGTTGCAATCGGTAGGTCGTTGCATTTAGTCAGCATTCGACGCAGACTTGCATTCCCGGTGTAGACTTTAACCTCAATATCGTCATCATAAATTCTGGAAAGTTTTGTAGGGTCACCAGAATAAATGTAGTGTAAATGAATTCCTTTTCCGGACTTAGACGTTTCAGCATAAGTTTTCGGCCATTTGCTTGCCGCTACCAAATTCTTTTCAAAACTCTTGAATCCAGATTCATCTTTAAGGTCAAAGTCAATTACAATATGATGCGCATCGGGCAATTTAACATAATGTAGCCTATGCGGGTTGAGGTCACGAAGTTTTGTCGTAACATTCGTCCATTTACTCATCGGCTTGTCGTCTGGGGTTGCATATTGTGCAGGGCAATCCGCTAAAATATCATCCAGAATCGAATGCTGTTCAGTTAATTCAATCCAGTTTTTTTCGGTAGGGAGATCTTTTTCCGCTTTCCTCCCCCCGTCCTTAACAATAGTAACGTTAAACTTATTTCCATCAAAATTATAGTAATAGCCTTGTGTCATGCTACCATCCTCGTTTTGATGCCGTTCTTCATAGTCTTTAAAATAATTTTTAAGTTCTTCTTTGAATTGTCGTTTTGGATATGGATAACTTACTCGTGCCTCATCACAATATTGATTATACATTTCCCATGCTGTTTTTAAGGTCGTACAATTTTCGCGATTAAAGACATAAAACGAATCTTCGACAAAATTAAAGAAGTCGTTTGATGCCCCCATCATATTAATCGGAACATAATCATCGTAATATTCTGGATCTTCCAAATAAATCTGTTTACAGTGCCAGGCAATCGCTCCAAGTTCAAAGTCCATCTTTTTGACAGCTTCATTGTATTTTCGTACCGGAACCTTGTTGCCAGTTGGCGTAACATCAATTAGTCTTCGGATAATACCCGATTTTGCATCACTGATTCGTACTGGCTTATTGGTGCCCATAAACAAAAAAGACCGAAATCGATTTGAATACGCAGATTTAAACTTCTCGTTTACAGTCATCAATTCATGTGAAACAAGAGAATTTAGTCTTGTATTATCCTCAATCCGGCTCAAATCTCCATCGTGCTGAATAGCAACCAATGGGTTTTGCTTAAAAGATTCCAGTGCAAACGCATTATTAGGATTTCCCAGCGCTTTTGCATCGAATACCGAGTAATAGCCATCAAACAATTTTTGAATCAGATTTAGTACCGTTGACTTACCAGAACCTGGAGGACCATATAGTACCTCAAATTTCTGGATATTTTTCGAATCTCCAGTAACAATTGCTCCAATCGCCCATTCAAGTTTTTTGCGTTCTTCTGGAGAATACAAAACACTCATTAGGCTGTCATATGCAGAAATATCACCTTCTTCAATCGGATAGTTTAATTTCTTTGTAGCATAATCGGATTTTTTAATTTCCTCGTTAGCAAATATCACCCGTTCGTCAAGCATCTGGTAGTTATCCCGGCATTGTCGCTGGCAGTATTTGTGCCATGCATCGATGCTGCCGGTTCTTGCATTCCACATCCACTTGACTATGATTTTATCTTCTGGATGCAGTTTTTCTACTTTATCGTATTCATTCTGAAGTTCAGCATCCACCATATTAATAACATCTTCTTCGTCCGCAGACCATAGGCCACGTTCCTCAACCCAGACAGCATAAAAATCGCTGCCTCGAATCATAAGATCTTTGGAACGTTTGATTACAAATATTGGATATACTTCCCACTCGCCTTTTTTGATCTGCTGAGACGTAACTCTCAGAAAATCAAGCATTACATTATTTTTCCTCCTTATGATGCATGCTGCACTGACAAGACCGTTCCTCTAATTCCTGAATTTTATTCTGGAGTCGAATCTTATTGAGTTCATTCCCCATGATATAAACCGCAATAGCAAAGCCCATAAAACCGGTCAGAGTGCCATTACGCCGTACCGCTTTCGCCAGCTGATGCGTAAAATTATCATTTGCTCGCAAAGCACGAGAAATGGCATGAAAACTATTTGCAGCCTGGCGATTAAACATATCCTGATAGAAGTTCATAATAAGTTCTCCTTTAACCAATTTCGTTTAGGTACCAACACATCTGGTACCAAATTTCTACTGTTCGCATATCTTTTGGCGGATTTCGTACAAAAAATAGACCACCTTTTCCTTTTGGAGAATATCGATGGTCCATCCAACGCATTAGAATCGTATCAACAAATGCTTCATCATAATTATCGTTAATCATTCCGCCAAGGCCCAAGGTATCAATCATATTCCAAAACCAAAGGCCAGTCCGATTTCCGATATCAGTATTGCACATAATGGTCTCTTCACATCGCAGACTTAGGGCAATCATCATTTCGAGCACCGAGCAATCTCGGCAGTCAAGAGCATTT